GCCACGGCCTCACTGTCCAATCCCACCCGGACTTGTCCGTGGCCATCCAACCCTTAAGGGGTATATATCTATACCCCCCACTGGTCGGCGACCACCCTGACTTGGAAGGCACCAATGGCCAGACTTCAGTCATGCGATCATTGCACTCTCCGTGCAACATCGCATCAATGATTTGATCAACGACTGAAACAGCTGAGATCAACCGATAACGATGCTCTTCAAGTTTCTTGAGCTTGTGAGGCTCAGGCTTGACGAACAACCGTATCGGATCAGAATCTCGCTCCCTCAGACGTGTCTGAACCATCTGCCAAACAAGTTCACCTCTCACGGGGTCAACTTGCCCCAGCAAGTCTGGCCTAAACATATCACGATTGGTTGGATAACTTCTCATATATGGATAGCCAGGACTGCTGGTCCAGTCCAAGTTGGCGATCACCCTGTCGAAGTGAGACCTCTGCATGAAGTCATCTGGAAGACTCCAGGTGGCTTCCCTGAATGCAAAGTACCCCCTCCTCAGGATAGATCGGCGTTCAGTCTCAGTTGGAGCGTCGTCGCGAATGCCCTCCCTCAGTTTAACGTGGTAAACTAGGGACTTCATTTCCGCGGCACCGCCGAACTGGGGCCAGCCGTAGGCTGCTGCTGGGCCTTCAAGGACCGCTGCAAATCGCGGAGGGACCCTGCCATTTCGGACAGGATTTCCTCCAGCGAAGGGGAGCGGCTTCTCGCGCCCGACGAAGTCGAGCTCCTCTTGGAGGATTGTGATGTCCTCGTCGAGGAGCTCGACTTCTGGCCTAAAAAAGATCCCTGTTTCACTTTCTTAGACCCAGAGCCGGTGTCAATCCCCGTAAACGCACTCTCACCTTTCGCGTGAACCTGAGTCACGTGATTGGCGAGTCGCAAGGCGCTCCTACACTCCACCTCACAAAACTCACATTTCAGCTTTGTCTTAACTGTCTCATGCGAGTCCTTGACGTGGCGAGCGAGCGCCTCTGGGCTGCGCGCTTTCGTGGTGCAGCCGGGGTGTGTGCAAGCATACCAGTGGGGATGCGCGCTCCGGCGATGGTTCGCCAGCGC